CAGAAAGCTGTTGGACTCTACCGCAACTTGGAAGAAGGCGACGACACATGGACCAAGTTGGATTGGCTGGTTGAGTTTAAGTTTATCCCTTGGAGGGGTGCATATGCGATTGGTCTCCCTCATCTCATTGGTGGATTGTCCGCCGCCCTCACTGGTGCGCTTCGTGCACTCATGGACTCAGCCCATATCAACAACGCGGCCACCATGCTCAAGCTCAAGGGTGCGCGTATGTCGGGCCAGACGGACCAAGTCGAGGTAACGCAGGTTGCTGAGATTGAGGGTGCGCCAGGTGTTGATGACATCCGCAAGATTGCCATGCCCATGCCCTTTAACGCTCCCAGCCCAGTGCTCATGGAGTTGTTGGGATGGCTGGACAACGCGGCCAAAGGCGTGGTCTCTACCTCTGAAGAGAAGATTGCAGACGCCACCAACAATATGCCTGTTGGTACAGCCCAAGCTTTGATTGAGCAGGGTGCTCACGTTTACTCTGCCATCCATGCCCGCTTGCATGAATCACAAGCCAGAGTGCTCAAGGTGCTGGCCAGATTGAACCGCTGGTACTTGGACGAACAGCGCCGCGGTGAAGTGGTGATTGATTTGGACATTCACAGGGACGACTTCAAGCGCAACACGGACGTTATTCCAGTCTCTGACCCACATATCTTCTCTGAAACCCAGAGGATGGCTCAGACTCAAGCTGTGATGCAGATCATGCAGAACAATCCTGACTTGTTTAATCGCAAGGCAGTGATTGAGCGATTCTTAAAGCAGATGAAAGTGCCACAGATCAATGAGTTGATGGTCATGGAGCCTGATGAGGACATGATCGATGTGGCTCAAGAGAACGTATTGATGATGAAGGGCCAGCCAGCCAAGGCTTATTTGGAGCAGGACCAGCTCGCTCACATCCAAGGCCACCTTGATTTTTACCAAAACCCTGTGTTTGGCGGTGGAAATCCCTTGATCATGCCTGCTTTGCTCCAGCCAATGGTCACTCACCTGCAAGAACACTTCGGTATGTGGTACCAAATCCGCATGAATGAGTACGTTCAGCACGCTTTGGGCCGTGAAATCAACGATTATGACGATGCAAGAATCACTCCAAGGGCTGACAAGCTCTATGCATTAGCCTCTCAGCACGTTCAATTGGACTCACAGCAGACTTTTGCCAAGGTTATGCCCATATTCCAGCAGATGATGCAACAGGTCCAGCAGTTGAAACAGCAGGGACAGCCTCCAATGGACCCAGATGCACAAGTTTTGTTGCAAACATCGATGGCAGAGACCCAAAGACGGGCGGCCAGAGACAAAACAGACGCCCAGTTGTCCCAAGCCAAGCTTACTGCCGACACTCAGTTGGATCAAGCAAGGCTTGCGGCTGAACAACAACGGAATAACGCTGACCAACAGTTGGAAATTGCACGCAATGCAGAGGACAACTTGACAAAAGAGCGTATTGAATCAGCAAAACTGTCCCATGATGCCGACAGATTGCGACACGAGCAGGTGAAAACTGCACTGGACCTTGAAAACCAAGCCCAGTCTTACTTAGGAGGACAAAATGTCTAGTGATAACGAGCAAAAGTCTGTGGAAGTACCCCAGCACAAGCGCCTCGCACAAGGAGTACCACTTGATGGCACATCCATGGGCGGCAAAGGCGGTTCAGAACCCAAAAAACAAGGAGGTTTAGCACAAGCCGAACATAAAAAGAAATAAATGGTAACCGTCTCACAACTCATCAGCGTAATCAAGAAACGACAAGCTGAAATAGCTTTTTCTCTTGGAGCAGGAAATGCTTCTACATGGGAATCGTATCAGCGCATGGTGGGAATTTACATGGGTCATCAAGAAGTACTTGATACCGTTAACAACTTGTTAAAAGAAGAAGAGGAAAAAGAGAATGAGCGATAGCACAGTAGCTTCTAACGAAGCTGAGATGAATTGGGCCTTTCCAATTGTAGATCCTGGTGCGAAGCCTCTTGGTGCAAGAATCTTAGTTCAACTGAGACGTACTAAAAAGAAGACGGCAGGTTCTGGAATCATATTGGTTGAGGAAACAAAAGAAACCGAGAAGTGGCAAAACATGGTGGCCAAGGTCATCGAGATCGGCCCTCTCGCGTACCGTAATAGAGACACTATGGCACCGTGGCCCGAAGGCTCATGGACTGCTGTTGGTGACTTTATCCGTGTCCCTAAATGGGGCGGTGATCGCTGGGAAGTCCAAGTCCCAGGCGACGACGAGCTTGAAGAGAAAGCCCTCTTCATGATTCTTAACGACCACGAGGTGATTGCAAAAGTCACTGGTGACCCCTTAGCCATGAGAGCATATCTATGAACACAGAAACAAAAGAACCTGATTTAAAAATCAATGAAGAAGTAGACGGTTCAGCCACAATTGAACTGCCTGAAGACTTACTGCCACCCGAAGAGGGTGATGGCGGCGCAAAAGCTTCGGACGTAGGTGATGACGGTGGTGAAGACCATCCCGATGACACCCAAGCCATCCGTGAGGCCAGACGTGCCAAGCGCAAGTACAAGAAGGAAATTGCCAAAGCCACCTCCTCGGAGAAAGAGGCTCAATTAAACCTTCTGAGACGTCAAAACGAAGAGTTAATGTCTAGGCTTGCAGTAGTCGAGAAGAAGACCCACAGCGCTGATGTAGCCCGCATTGATAAGGCAATTGAAGACCAAGAGTTGCGTCTCCAGTATGCCAAGATGAAAATGTCTGAGGCTATGCAAGCGTCTGACGGTGATGCCTTTAACAAGGCTCAAGAACTGTGGGACGAAACTCGCACAGCCATCAAGGACTTGAAAGGGTACAAAGAATCCTATACCAAGCCCCAGCAAACGAACAACATCCCCGATCCAGAGTTACAGCGTCACGCCGCAAACTGGATGGAGAGAAACAATTGGTACAAACCCAATGGCGGTGACATCGATAGTGACATTGCCAAAAAGGTTGACGAGGCTCTAGTTAAAGAGGGCTGGAATCCAAAAAGCGAAGATTATTGGGAAGAACTCGATAATCGCTTGCAAAAATACCTACCACATAGATACAATGGTGACACAGACGTGAGTCCACAGACGAGAAGACCGAGAAGTGTAGTAGGTAGCTCAGGCCGTGAGAGCATCGCAACCCAAGGAGGGCGTAACGTATTTGTCCTGTCACCCGAACAGGTAAGGGCAATGAAAGACGCAGGAATGTGGGACAACCCTGACAGCAGGGCGCGAATGATCAAACGATATGCTCAAGAAGCTAGAAACAAACAATACTAAGGAATCTCAAAAATGGAATCACGTTTAAAAAAATCCCTAACGGGCGCAGGCCGCGCAAGTCATGCAAGCCAAGATAGCGACAGAGCCGCCCCAGAAGAGAAGTTCATGACAGCGCAGGAACGTCGAAGGATGTGGAGCGAAGAGTGGACACAGAGTGCTTTACCCAAGACCCCAGAAATCCCAGGGTGGCACGTTTGTTGGTTGTCAACGACTAACAGCTACGACACGATTGATAAGCGTATGCGACTTGGATACGTTCCTGTAGCACAGGAAGAAGTACCAGGCTTCGAGAACTACCGAGTCAAGAGTGGAGAGCACGTTGGTTTTGTATCTTGTAATGAAATGCTCTTGTTCAAACTCCCAATGGATGTTTACCAAGACGTCATGACGCAAATGCATCATGAGCTACCAAACGACGAAGCGGACAAAATCCGCGTCCAAGTTGAGCAGTTACAAGGTCAAGCACAAGACAGCAACGGACGATCACTCGCAGAAATCGAAGGCGATGGTTTGAGGCAATTAAGTCGAAAAAATGTCCCGATGCCAATCTTTCAAGGCTAAGGACGCTTTAAGGAGAAAACTATGTCAGCAACTAGTGCTCCATTTGGCTTGAGACCTGCGTTCCACCCCTCTGGTTTGGACCGCGCACAGGCTCTCGCTGGTGGTATTGCTTCTGGATACGCTACGGCTATCCTCAAAGGCCAGCCCGTCAAATATTACGCAAGTAATGGTCAAATTCTTCCCGTGTCAAGCACTGAGGCTTTCTCAGGCGCTTTCGCTGGTGTTGAGTGGACTGACACAACTGGTCGTCGTCGTGTGAGCAACTATTGGCCCGCCAATACTTCTTACATCACTGGATCCTGCGTTGCTTATTTCTATAACGACAACAACATCGTTTATGAAATCCAAGCAGACGGATCTATGGCTCAAACCAGTATTGGTAATGAGTACAACTTCAC